CTCCCACTTCGTGTTACAACTTCTACGGCGCATTGATAATCGCCTGCACTAAGACCTCTTAAAGCACAGTCTTTATTCATCTTATCTCCGATTTCGATGATTAATTTTGCTTTATCGTTGATAGTCCTAACAAAATGAGTTTCTGTATCGGTGTAAGTATCAATCAACTTCTCCCCGTCAACTTTTTTCATTAGGTAAACTCTATAACAACGGAAGTCCATAGGGTTAAATCTATATGTATTCCAAGAAATAAACGCGGTATTAGGACTTGTGCTATCTAAGGATAACAACAAACGAGGGGGAACACTAACCAACGAATTATACTTCGTCATATACCTATTAGATATAGTTACATCTAATGTGGTAAGTGTTCCCCCTGTTTCTGCTAAGTTTCCGTTTGCGTCTGTTCCGCCACTATTGCTATTACCGCCTATTAGGTCTTTATTTTTTATATAGTTTTCATACTCAGATTGAGCCTGTTCCGCTAACTTATTATAATGTTCAAAGCGTTGGGAAATAGATATACTTCCCGCGTCACTTGCTGAAATATCATAAAAAGGCGCGGTAGATACGGCTAGTTTTCTAAGTAAGTCAATTCTAGCTAGTAACAGAACCTCATACATAATAGATTTAGGCATTTTCTCCGCCGTATATTGCGGATATGTACGCATTAAAACCATTTCTAAATACATTTTGAAGTCTTCATCATCTAATAAAAGAAATTCCTCATCTTCAAAACGCTTATAATCGGTTGAAAAAGTTCCCTTAAAATATTTAAGGACTTCTTCTAAATTTGCGTATGCCATAGTGAAATACCTATTACATTACTTCTAGCAAGCCTGCACTAGCAAGAATTTGTTTAACATTAGAAGGAACATTAATTTCTTTGCCCGCTTCTAAGTTATACCATACACCGCCAATACAGCAAGAATGGTCTTTTCGTACTTTCACTTTTACATTTTTTACGGAAGATTGAACAGTAACTTCTACAGGAGAATCAGCGGAAGTAACTTCTTCCGCTTTTTTCTCTTCATCAGCTACCATTACTAATTCTTCAGTTGGTTCTTCTGTAGCTACCTCTTCCTCAGGAGTAACTACTTCTTCAACTACTTCAGCATTTTTCTTTGGTCTAGCCATTAGTAATATACCTCTTTATTTAAAACTAAAATTATGCAGTTTCGATTACTACACCATATTCATCGTTCAATTTAGCTACGCCGAATAAGGAGTACCATGCAAGGGAGCGACGGCGACCGAAGTCTTCAACACCATTGTCACGAATTTCTACAGGAAGTGCAGTAGCCAAGCCGTAGTAAGATTGACCGAAGATAACTGCTTTATAAATGTTTGTTTGGTTGCCACTAGCGCCTGTTTTCAAGTCTGCGTCATAAGCAGGGTCAGTTTGTGCGCAAGCACCATTTTTCATCAAAGTAGTTTCAATGAAGATAGTATCATCAATTCGACCGATTTCGCCTGTGAATAATTGGTCGGGAGCGCCGTAGTTGGAAGCGTTAATCCATGCATTATCGTCACGAAGACCACGAGATTGGTGAGGGTGAACGAAGCATACCCAGTTAGCGCCACCTACTTTAGGAGCATTGTTTGTGGACAAAATTTCTACTGCGTCTTTAATAGTAGATACTTTCAAAGTATTAGTAGAAGCTAAACCTGCGCGGTTAGCTACTTTATCAGCATAAACAACGTTTGTACCTGTCAAAGCTACATCACGAAGTTCACAATCAAGAACCAACGCATAGTCACGACCCAACAAAGTGGATACACGAGCCATAGTATCATCGTAGGAAGTGCGAAGCAATTTTTCAGTTACTGCTACTGCATTACCATATTCTGTTACTTTAACTTCTTTCAAAGAACCTGTGATAGCTTGTGTAGTCATATCAACGTTCTCTGTCAATTTACCACCTTGTTTAAGGTTGTTGTAAGTAAGCATTTGAATTGTTTCGCCCGCTTCTTTTGTCAAATCATCTTGAACATCAGCGAATTGGAAGAATCGAAGGTTAGGCATAGCCTTAAAAGCAACTTCTTTAGACCAAACATTCAAATTTTTAAGTTGAGTAGCATTTGTAGTGGTAGTTACATCACCAAAAGTTTGTAGATTAAATGCAAATGTAGACATTGAGTAAAAATTCCTTTCTCAAAAATAATTAGTTTTTAAGTGCTTTCTTGCGCCATTCTGCGTAAGCTTTAGGGTCACGCATAGGGTCAAGAGTTTTGACAACCTCTTCACTTAACAATTCATCATTATTAGAATCGTTGTTAGGGTTTGGAGCAGGTGGTTTTTTACCGCCTTCTTTGTCAGTATCTTTTTTGTCTTCAGCTAAAGATTCTAATGTTACTGCCTTAATACCCAAATCGGCGCGAATTTTATTAGATTCTTCAACTGCTTTCTTAACGCTTTCATCTACTTCTTCTTTAGTAGACCCTGTTACAGTATCTTTTAGGTGGTTCAAAATAACCTTATCATATTTGGCTTTTTCAGTTTTTACATAGTCTTTGATTTCATATTCTGCTTCGATTTTTTCGCGAATTACTTTCTCATCAACTTGGTTAGATTCCAATTCTTCTTTTTCTTTCTTAACAGTTTCAAGTTCAGATTTCAAAATTTCAATTTTTGCTTCTAACCCTTTAACTGCTTCATCATTACCATTTTTAGAATCTGCTTTAAACTGTTCTAAGGCTTTCTCTGCTTCCGCTTTTTCTAATAACAATTTATTGTTATTTTCGGTAAGCATTTTAACCTGAGATTTCAAGCCTTCAATTTCGCCGTAAAGTTTTTGTTTTTCTTCTTTACGCGCTTTAGCGATGAGTTCTTCATAATTGATAGGTGGTGTTTTACTACCTTCATTATCATTATTACCCTCATCAGCAAATACTGTTACAGTACCACTAATCATGTTAAAAATTCGTTCTGCTAATTTGTTTCCGCGAAGTTTGCTCATTACAATTTCTCCTTAATTAAATTATATTAATTCAATAACATAATACCATTATTGAAAGTATTATGTAAATATTATTTAGTATTACTAATTTTTGCCACCTAAAGGTCTGCCTTTAGTTCCGCCAAAATCAAATTCGTCTTTTATTTTAGGAATTTTCGCTTCAGGTTCGCCATTAGTAAAACCACTATTAGTAGATACTAAAGGTTTATTACCATTACTATTCATTTCCCTGCTATTTTCTGCCATAGCGTCTGTAGAAAATTCAGGATATTCTTTATTCTCTTCTTTGATTTCTTCAAGAACTTTTTCAGCGTTTTCTTCACCCAACAATTCAAGCGCGCGTTTTCTAGTAGTCAAACCTAAACGCAACTTGTATTCAATTTGTTGTAATAAAGACATTTCATCTTTAGGGAGTGTATCTTTAGTTTCAACACTTGTGAAATAATATTCCGCATTTGTTACATTGGCGGGTTTTTCAATTAAACCTTCTTTAGTAGAAATATAGATAATCATCTTATTTAGATTTTCTAACCCTTTTTTAGTTAAAGGTGTTTTTGTTTTATTCTTTTCTACTAAAGGTAAGTTAGCATATTGAAGAGCAACACCACTTGTGTTACTGATATTTGTTGCCCCGCCCAATAAACTTTCAGGCAAACCGCCAATTTCAATCATTGCTTGTTTCAACTCTTTAGCGAATGTATTGGAAGCGGTTAAATCTGTATTCATGGTTAAGTTTTCTACACTAGCAGTTGTAGGCAAACCTCCCCATACTTTATTAGCGCCTTTTTCTAGCGCGCCAATTTTAGCACCTTTAACAATCGTTACAGGGGAAGCGTGATAATCAATGATTTCAGAAATATCAGAAGCCTTCCGATTGATTTCAATATTGATAGGAATTAAATCTTCAATATCACTCTGACCTACATTACTAGCAGATAAACTCACATTACGAATACAAACAAAAGGAATAATATTATACTTGTTTGGATATACTGTTTCTACCCCATCATCAATTACTCTGACAATATCTTTAGTCCAAATTTGTTTGTATACTGCTTGCTTTGTACTTGTACTACCTGTCACAGGGTTCATAATTTGTTTGTTATACAAATATGTAACCATAACGCTTTTTAGTATATCTCTTCTATGGTCTTCATAGGTAGGATATACACACCCTGTAGGTTGAAGCAGTAATTGAATTTTTCCTGTATCGTTTTCTTCGTAAGGGTCTTCGATTTCATCAACATTTAAAAAGTCTACTAATATCCATGCTTCTCCCGTCACACTTTTCATCTGACCTATATCTAACAAAAATTCTCCACCGCCGTTATTTTCATAGACTTTGCGGAGATATTCTGTCATATCTAGGTCTTCATTTTTATCTACGATTTCGCCTTTTAGTTTTTCGTGAGATAAAATTCTAACCCCATTACCTAACTCAAAAGATACAAAGCGGTTAATAAATGCTCGAACATAGTTCAATGTCATTTCTACCCCGTCTGTTTCAGGAAGTTCTTCCCAATGGAAGCCTTCATAGAAATTCCACGCTCTACGAATACGCTCCCTTCTTATAGCCTGTTCGGGTGATAAAGCTAACATATCAGTAGCAGTTTTTGTGTTTATAGAATCGTTAAAAGTTAATCTTCTTTCATAACCTAACATTAATGTCTTCTCCTTTTAGCAGTCGCACGATTAAATTTCATTTGTGGAGTTTCGTTTCGTCTATTAGGACTACCGAATAGACTTCTACTATCTCTACATTCAATTTCACTAACTTCCCCTTTTTGCATACAACCCCATACTGCAAGCGCCCAACTATCACAGTTGCCTGTAACAGAAATTTTATTGTTACAACGTGTCACTATAAAGCCGTTGCCCACGTTAACACACCAAACTTTACCTTCATAGTAATATTTTTCAGCATTTTTTATTCTTGTTTCGTCATTTGACTGCAAATATACTGAATACAATATATACCCATTTTCATAGTGTCTAGGTCTAATTGAGGCTTTTATACCTAACTTGTGTGCTAACTCCTGTGCATCTTGTGCTAGACCTAAATCTTTAGTGTAATAAGTATTTCGGCTTATAGTTCCATCACCTAACATTAAAGTATCAAGAAGTAACTTTAACTGTCTTTGTGACATATTAGATAACCATTCTCTAGGAATTCTGTGAATACCTTCAGTTAAAATACTATCAAATAATTCATTATCTTTTTTATGGAACGTCCAATAAGTTACTCCGTCTTTTCTAGTATATGTGTATGGTTTTAGACCCATTCTACTTATCATAGATTCAATACTA